CCTAATGCTGCTAATGCTCCGAGGACTGCCAACTTGTTCTCAACCACGAATTTCTTCACGGCATAAAACGCATTGACAACCCCGTCGCGTAATGAGCGACAGACCGCTTTGAGCTGCCCCACTCTATCCGTTGAATACTCCTTGGGGTCGCAAGTAACAACGAAACCGAGGTCTCCAGGTTTGAGACTATCGGAACACATAGCGACTGTATGAGGGTCCCAGTCGTATGCGTCGAGCGCATTCACAGACTCGAGCGATTCACGGATCACTTTCTTGGGCACAGGACAGCCAGCCCAGTGCCTGAAAAGGCCATCAATATCATGAGGCTTGTCACGATATTCCGCCTTCCCTTTCTCGGAGAGATGAACATACCTCCGGTAATCCATGTCGGCTCCTTCGAAGCGAACTGCTGTTCGGAACCTCTGAAGGGCAGGTTCTGAAAGGCAACTCTGATCGAATTGCTTCTTCCACTTCGCGGTCCACCCCGCCAGAGCATCCTCTAACTCAAAATCGAGAAAGAGTTGTTCGCTGGGATGGGCGTCTGGAATTGAGACACTATAATCTGCGCACACAGGGTATGTACGACATCCGGTAACTCCTTCCGCACGGCAATCATAGCCCATCTGGGCCACAGGATCACCATCCGGAATTCCCTCACCCACAGATCGGTAGCCGGTGGTAACATACTCGTAAACAATAGGCTCGGGCGCTCGCTGTGGTCTCGAACGCGTTCGCAACATGTTCAACACTGCTTCAACGAAGCGGAAAGTTGTGCGTGAACGAGGTGGTTGCGGTTGAGGAGTGGGTTGGGGTTCAGGTGCAGGGGCCTCCTGATTGGCTATTGCAGTACGGAAACCTTGTAGACCTAATTTGGACCTAAGAGCATCTACACGGACATCCATATCGCTGTGGACTAACCCGAAGCTACGCTGACGCTCCTTGCGAAGTTCAATCGCCTCTTCGAGATATTCCTGGACTGTGTACACACGACCTACTTCGAAAACCCCCTT